TAGGGATGTGATCTGCGTTCCTCTAAGGTCGAGATAGCCGCCAACGGTAAGGTTATCCGGTAGGGATGTGATCTGCGTTCCTTCAAGGTAGAGATAGCCGCCAACGGTAAGGTTATCCGGTAGGGATGTGATCTGCGTTCCTTCAAGGTAGAGAGAGCCGCCAACGGTAAGGTTATCCGGTAGGGATGTGATCTGCGTTCCTCTAAGGTCGAGATAGCCGCCAACGGTAAGGTTATCCGGTAGGGATGTGATCTGCGTTCCTTCAAGGTCGAGAGAGCCGCCATAATACGGCTTTCCGTCTTTTTCTTCTAATGTATAATCTGCTATTTTCATGATTAAATTGTTTTTAATTGATTATTTTCGTCTTCGTATTCCTCCCTGGGAACAGCCTTGTCGTTATACCGACAAATGTCTGTCCCGTCCGTTCTATCCATAAATTCTTCAGGATCGCAACACTTATTGTTCCTAAAAAATGAGCATCGTATTATTTCGCAACTTGTCATTTCAAAAAGGTGTTTTATTAAATTGAATTCTCATGCCCTTATCTGCTATATGTACATTCTTACCAGTAGCCTTGTGAATATCCCTCATGAACTCATCAGCATTGCTATTTCCGTCGCTAAGGTGTATGAGCACAATATTGTTCACCTGCTTCAAATCATTAGCTATTAGGGCTTCCCTGCACGTTTCAAATGACATGTGACTTTCGAGTAATCTATTGTAATGTGAAGGTGGTATTTTGCCACCTTCAATATTACGCATCAGAATATCGCGTCGGTAGTTGCATTCAATCAGGATATTATTCAGATTGGCAAAACAATACGGCAGATAGTAGGTGTCCGTTGCAAACAGGACGTTTCCTGTTTGTTCGTGTCGAATAAGAAATCCGATAGGTTCTGCGCAGTCATGTTTAACGTCAAAAGGAAGTACCATAAAATTTCCAATTTTCTGCCTTTCTCCTGCCTTCAGTTGGATGGGATATAATTTAGTCTGTCTGTTAATAATCTCCGTATTGTGAATTGTTCCCATGGAAGCATAAACCGGTATGCGTGCTTTCAAAACGTCCTTGATGTACTTTGAGTGATCGCCATGTTCGTGGCTCACAATCGCGCCAACAATTTTTTGGATCTTAAAATTGATTGCTTTTTTGACTTCCATGAGCGACACCCCGCACTCAATTATGAGTGCTTCGGTGTCGTTCTGAAGGACGTAGCAATTACCTTTCGAGGAAGACCCCAATACTATCAATTCCATCAGAATCCGGGTGCAGATTGTCTGCCTTGCTTGGCGTCATTCAAAGTTCCTGAAAACATACCGCCATCTTCTCCGATTTTAGGTTCTGGTGATTTAGATTTATTTTCATCAATATTTATCACCGTTTTGTTGGCGTTCTCTTTTATTTCTGAAGCTACTATGGTAGCATGGGCATCCTCTATCTGAACATTCTGTTCTTCTGCTGTGTACATTGCGCCTAACTGTGTAGGGAAGGCTTCGCGCAATGCTTGAACTTCTGCTACCTTGCGAATCATGGTTGACTTCTTCTCGTTCCATGTAGATTGCTTTTTGTCGTACTCTTCGAGTTGCACTTTTGAAATGTAGGGGAATTTCCTGTCTGACCTGTAAACCTTTGCCCATCCGCCAACCAATTTGTCAGTTGGTAGATAAAAACAGCCTTCGAGTTCAACCGCCTGATTGTCGCGTATAACAATAACACCTGCCTGAATTCCTTCGTAGGTTTCACAGGCTTCTGCGCGTTTCAGGAGTGCTTCTTTGCTCACGATCATCTGTGCCGGTTGAGTTCCAAACTTAACGAGATAAGCTTCATTCAGAAATGGATTAAGCTGATTGTATTTACAGATGGATATGAATTGCGTCAAGTCCTGGTCTGTCACCTGTCCGGCTCCTTTTGTCAAAAAGTTTCTAACAATCTGGTAAGACAGTTTTACGTCCTGCCCGGCTACCTGATAAACGATAGCCCCTTTTTCTTTTTCGTCGTTTTGTTGCGTTCTTGCAACTGCATTTTCATTTGCCATTTTTTTTGCGGATTATTAAAAGTGAAACATTAATTATTGGATATAGTCAGCTGTTTTTCAGTGGTAACACGGAGGAATACCATCTGAGATCCAGTGCGTAAATAGTTGTTGTTTGATTCTGCCTGATCGCAGAAAATGGGAGCAGATACATTGTAGAAGTTTGACAGCGTACGGATAATATCGAGACCGGCATTGATCTTTTCAGCAGTATTTGTTGCTGCGATAGGAATGCCTGATTTGTTTAGTGCAATACATACTTCAAACTCATTACCATCATTCGTTTTGTCATAAAGCTGGAATTTTACGATTTCGAACATGCGATTTACTCGCTTGTCGGCTTCGTCAATTTTCACCTTGTTGAAAGCATCGATAGTGAATTCTTGGCTTTCAAGATCCGCAATCTGCTGTGAAAGATCTTTTCCATGCGCTTCGAGGTTTTGAATCTCAGCTTTGTAACGAGTAATTAATTCACGATTCTGAAGCTGTTTTTTCAAATTGTCGCGCTTTACATTCAGTTCGGCCTTAGCGGTGTTTTGATCAGAACTATCAACTGATTTCACTTCCGCGATAGTGGCTTCTACATCTTCAATCTGTTTTTGAAGATCCTGCCATTCTGGAAGATCAGAAGCTTGAACTATATCAGGCGAAACAACGGATGTAGAAGTAAGCTTATGAAGTAGTGTATTGTAATTTTCCTTTGCAGTTTCAAGTTTGGTTTTAGATTCAGTAACTTTGTCTTTGGCTTCTGCAGCTTGCTTTTTAACCTCTGCAAGCTCTTCGCTCTTTTTCTTTCCGGTTTCATTAATGCTATTGAGAATAGTTTGTTTTGTATCAAAGAAAGCCTGCTTTGCCTTTTCCTGAGCTTCAGTATGCTTTTCAGTAGCCGATTGATCTGAGCATTCAGTATGGAATACAGGGCAAATTAAACAGCCTTCTTTTGCTGTATATTCTTTGGAGTTCTCAGTATTCCATTTTTCGCGAAGTGCTTCAATCTCTTTTTCGATTGCTTTTTCACCGCCCATTTTTGCCGACAGTACGATATTAGCCGTTGAAACTTCGGCTTCAGATTCATTTAATTTTGCCTGTGCACCTGTCACGTCATTGCTTAGTGCATTTCGTGCCATATTGGCATCAAAAGCATTCTGTTGGGCTTTTGCGTTAGCGGCGTTGACAACACTTTGCTGTTTTGATTTCAGGTCGTTTATTTGGCTTTGCTTAGCCTGAATGTCGTCGTACTGAGAACGGATGGCCTTTGCACGATCGGAAATAAGTTCGTCGATAGCATTGATTTCAGCTTCAACATTAGCAATTTCAGCTTCGATTGCAGCCCATTCCTGCGCTTCAGGCATTAAACGTGAAGTCTGGTCAATGCGTGGTTGAATGTCTTCGAGATCCGCTTTCAAATTCTTTTTGCGAGCCGAAATTTCCTTCTTATACTCGACAAGAGACTTGCCGTTAACCATTTCTAAAAGCTTGGAAAATTCAGGCTTTGAAGCGGCAACTTCAACATCACTTACGGTACCTGCAATCTGAAATAAAAATTCACGCTGTTTGATCCAGTGCAGGCCAAGAAAGGTGGAGGGATTAGTAATTAGTTTGAATATTGTTTCTTCAATAAGCAAGTCAACACGTGCTTTGTATTCGCCTGCTTTCAAAGGAACGTCGTTGAAGTAATACAGCGTATCGCACCCGTCGAAGACTTCTTCGGCTGTACCGCGCCGGCGAACCCATTTCTGGTGAAGTGAACGTTTGAGAACTATTTCGCGACCATCTACGTCAATAGTCACTGTTACTTCTGGATCCACTCTGTCGGCACGTTTACCGTCTACAATAGGAATAATCTCGAAGTCTTTTCTATCAAACTGGTCTTTTCCAAATAACGCCCATACGAAGGCATCAAAAATTGTTGATTTACCAAGTCTATTGTCGCCGGAAATTGTTGTCTGATCTGAGAAATTTACTTTAAGATCTTTGTGCCCTCTAAAGTTTACGAGGTGCATGTTTTTTAATGTTACTTTTTTCATTTTGTTGCGGTTAAAATGTTATAATTTACGTTCTTCTGTTGTTAGATAAGTTGCCCTGTTGTAGGTTCTGGCTACGGCCTCAATCTTAATTCGGTCTATCCTTACGCCAGCATTTCGATTTCCATCTTTCAGTGGCTTAACAAGCCCCTCTTTAATCCATCGGTCAACAACCGATCTTCCATATAACCGATGTGCCTCGCACAGCTTTAGAAATGGCTTCGTGATACCGGCTTCTGCAAGTGCAGCCGTAGCTCCCATTTTGGCAGCATCAACTATTGCATTCAGGTACTCCGTTTCCGTTTGTGGTAGTCGAATCATAATCAAGATGTTTTTTGGCGAGTCTGATAGCGTTTAGCAGGTTCATTACAATGGCAATATTGTATATCAGGAATAAGATCGTTGAGCAATCATCCGACGGTTGCCCGCAAAGGAGTATGATACTTATCGCCACATATGCGCAGGTTAATTTACTTTTCATACCTGTACTGTTTTTAGTCGCCCGGTTATATACTCGATTGCCTTTTCTCCAATCTGATCTTTAACGAAAGCAATCAGTTCGTCAATCTCATAGTTAACGTGGTCGTAACGATCTTTGAGTTCTTGTGTTGAAGGTGTCATCGTTCAAACATTTTGTTTTTGTGGGCATATGATATAAAATCACGTAGGGTTTTTATCCCGAGCTTTTGGAGAGAATTTTGTTTATGCTTGCGAACTGTCATTATGCTTATAAACAGCTTGTCAGCAATGTCATCTTCAGCAATGTCGTTAAAAAAGCATCTCATTACTTCGAGTTCTCTTTCCGTTAAGTTGGTATTGAATTCAGCGTGGCAAATAATGCCGTCGAACTTGCATTCTCCACGCAACGGGCAACACACTTGCTCAAAGTTGAACACACCATTTTCAATATCTTTCTTGCCGTCATATAACCAGAAATTGCACCGTATAAAGCGATGAACTATCATATACTCAAAGTATGTTTTATTGAGCTTGCTTGGAGTGTAAATACTGCAAAGAGCACTGAATGCTTTCGTGTAAAATGTGCTGATATGTTCAATCATTGATTCCGTAAACAATCTGTCTGATTGCTCGTATTTACGAAGTGGCTTATCATCTTCGCAAATCATCACACTACCTTCCGGCGTCCCGTAGAATTCTGTATTATTCAGCCGGTTCATTTGATTGATCGTTTTGAGGGAATAAATCTTCTGCTGGTACGCCAGTAACCTCTGCGACTTTCTCCATTTTTAGCTTGTCAGGTGTTATCTCGCCTGATAGCCACCTGTACAAAGTGATAACAGATACGCCGCACTCTTTCGCAAGATGTTCGCGAAATTCTCGTCGTGGATTTATCGAATCCGGGAGGTTGTTGTAATAGTCTTTTAATGTCATAGCTTACTACTTTTGTTGTATTGTTTTGCTTTATATTGTATTTACAATGCATTGTAAATCATATTTCACTATATTTGCATTGTGATATACATCAGTATCATGATGCAAAGATACGCAATATTGCACGCAATATGCAATAGCATTACGCAATATTTCATTGCGTAATATGTTATATTATGTTAATTAATTATATATGAATGATATAGACATAAAAAATATACGAGAAGAACTTGGATTGACGCAAAGTGAGTTTGCGAACAGAGTAGGAGTTGCTCTTAGAACTATCCAAAATTGGGAAAGTGGGAAAATTATACCTGAATCAAAAATATCACTTTTACGCAATATTGCATCTAAAAAAAATGAGTATCTACATAAGAGGAATAATGAATTAAAACCAAAAAAATTTTCGGCACATATATCAGTTCACGTAGTCTCTTCTACCGCCAGAGCTGGATATTCGGAGGCATACTATGCCGATGAATACCTCGAGGACATGCCAATAGTGATGATAGAAGCGGACAAAGAGTATCACGGCAAATATCTTGCTTTTGAGGTGGATGGTGATAGTATGGAACCAAAATACAACAAAGGAGACATTGTTATATGCCGAGAGGTTCAGCGGCATTTATGGAGAGACAGACTACATTATAAGGATTGGGATTTTGTAATAGCACACGGGACACAGGGAATAATGCTGAAAGAGATAACGGATCACAACACAGAAACTGGAGAGATTATTTGTCATTCTATCAATACGGATTTGCACCCTGATTTCACATTAAACTTGCGCGAAGTAGCATTTTTGTACAACGTAGTTGAACATAGAATACCTGGAAGAAAGAGATAATATTAACCACAAAAATATAATATCATGGACTTCAAAGACTCGATCAAACAAATTTCAGACCGTTTTGATAAGTTAAGAGAAAATCTACTTACAGAAGAGGCAACAAAAAATGCTCTTATAATGCCGTTTATTCAAGCCCTTGGATACGATGTGTTTAATCCGATGGAAGTACTTCCAGAGATGGATTGTGATCTTATAAAAAAGAAAGGCGAAAAGATTGATTATGCGATTTTGAAAGACGGCCAACCCATTATGTTAATGGAGTGCAAGCATTGGCAACAGGGGTTACATTTGCACGACACGCAATTGCAAAAATATTTTGTAGCCTCAAAAGCAAAATTCGGCATCCTTACGAATGGTGTTCAGTATAGGTTTTATACCGATCTTGTCAATCAAAACATAATGGATGATAAGCCATTTCTTGAAATAAATATGCTTGATGTGAAAGAAAATCAAGTGGAAGAATTAAAGAAATTTCATAAATCGTATTTTAATATTGACACCATCATAAGTTCTGCCAGTGAATTGAAATACACAGGTGAGTTAAAGTCAATATTATCAAAAGAGTTTGCAAATCCAAGTCAGGAATTTGTGAAGTATTTTGGAAAGCAAATTTATGAGGGTCAATTTACTTCAAAAATATCTGATCAATTTGCTGTTTTACTTAAGCGTTCTATTGCCTCATTAATTAGTGATTCTATTTCAGACAGACTTAAAGCAGCCATCAAAGATGAAGAGTCTGATCAGGAACAATCCGAAGAAATAGAGCAGGTAATTGAGAATAAGAACGAAAATAAAATCGTCACAACAGACGAGGAAATTGAATCTTATTTTATAGTAAAATCAATACTCCGTTCCGTTATATCTCCTGAACGTATAACATATAGAGATGCACAAACCTATTTTGCCGTTTTTATTGACGACAATAACAGAAAGCCAGTTTGCCGCATTTATCTAAACTCGGAGACAAACAAAAAGATAGGTGTAATGGATGCAGACAAAAATGAAACTGTGTACAAAATAAGTTCAATAGATCAGATTTATGAATACTCAGAGGCTATTATATCATCAATTGAAAAATATAAATAGTATGAAATTTTTTATAACTATCGCGTTTATCGCATTATCATTCCCTCTTTTCGCGCAACAAAAGTATTCTGGCTGCTGTATAACGTTGACAACTACCGGATCCAAGAATATGACATGGGAGAATGATTCGTTAATGTTTTCATTCAATCCATCAGATTATTTCTGGAAAGTTAATGTTGAAAATAAAACAGGAAATAAGGCTTTTATCCAATGGGATAATGCTCTTTTTATTAGAAATAAAAAAAGTTCAAAAGTGGTATTTGACAGCACAATAAGATTTAAAATGAATGATCCATTGGGAGAAAGTACTATTGCTTCAAAGTCAGAAATAGGCAAATCAATATATCCGGTAGATTTATGGTGGGAAACGGAACCATATCCTGTATTCAAAAAGAAAAACATAAAAAAAGAAGGGGATATGGTTGTTAGAATATTGATACCCGTTTCTTTCGACGGGAAAATAAAAGATTATGAATTCAACTTTGTAATTTCAAATTGCGAACAATGAGCACAATACAAATATCTATAAGCAAGTTTTACAACCATCCAGAATATTATGGATTTATGCCCTTGGAGGTTTTTAACACGTTGGAAATTGCGGATCTTGAAGGAAAGAAGGAGGCTAACGTCCCCAGGGATTTATTCGACAAAATGATTTCAGATTACAACAAATCAAAATAATATGGAAGCCAAAACGGTAAGAAATAGGGCAAAAGAAGTACAGCATAGATTCTTTGAGGCACTTGATATGCTTATTTCTCAGGGGAAAATAGCTTCTTTGCAATCATTCTGTGATGAATACGGTCTTCACCGGCCAAAATATTCTAATCTTCGCACGGCATCGAAAGACGAGAGCAAACCAGGTACCGGTTATAAATTCATCGACATCGATGCGTTGAGCTATTTGGTTGCCGATTTCAGGGTTTCAGCAGATTGGTTATTAAGAGGATCCGGAGGGATGTTCAGAAGATAGTATCTTGTTTCTTTTGTGCTTTTTAGCAACCCTATGTTTTGTGTTAACATAGTCAATAACCTTACGGTTTGCCAGGTCAATCAACGACCAATCTTTTTCAATGTACACGTCAGCCATCTTCAACCCTTGGTCAACATGGTTCAGTGCAAGATCAACATCGTCCTTTGATATTCCGCATTTATTCCGGGCTATTGTCGCCCAGCTGTGGCGGGCATAGTAAGTCGAAAGATCTACGTCAATATTGCACGAGTCAGCAACCTTTTTTAATCCCTTATCCACATTGGATGTAAAATTGTTAGTATCTGTGTATCGTTGATAGAAATCAAAAATACGCTCACCGGTTTTGTCTCTGTACTTTTCGATAAGATCCTTGACCTCCGGTTCTACTTTGATGGAAATAAAAGCGCGATCCTGCCGCCTATCCTTTGTTTTCTTTCGTTCGTACGATAGTCTTTCGTTTTTGTATTCGTCAATCAAATACAGATCCGCAAGGTTCATCCCGACAAGGTAGAATGATAGCATGAACACGTCACGTGCAAATATTGTCCTACGAAGCTTTAGAATTGATTCTTCAATATTTTTGATCTTCTGTATATCTACCGGCTTCAAGTTCCTTTTGCCTGACTCCGGGCGTCGTTGCAACTTGTATTTGCGAAATGGATAATGAGTGATGCGTATTTCGTCCCGGTCTTCGTCGTTGTATTCATCAACAGCCGCGTTGAAAAGCGTGCGTACATTGGTCATGTAATCAATTACAGTTACATCCGACACTGATTTTTTTTTCGTGACAACTATATTTCCAAACTGGTTTTTTCGTTTAAGCGTTCTTTCGGTGCGAAGGAAGGCTTCAAATTGAGTAAGGAATTTTGAGGTTATTTCAGTGATTGCAATTTTTTCCCGGCCATTGCAGAAATCTATTAAAGCATTAATCGTACTTCTATGTGTTCCTGCTGATTTTTGAGATTCAATATATTTTCTTGAAAATTCGATAAAGTCTATCGATGTGTCAGTTCCGGGGGTTGTTTCTTTTTTTAAATAGTCAGCCAGTTCCTTTGCTGTATATGCGTTGATCCTCAATCCAAGTTTTTTTGCTTTCAGATCCTCGAACATTACAATTCGCTCATTGAGTTCTTTGATAATATACGGATCCTTCAGAGTAAAATTCTTTTTGTTGATTTGTTTTTCGGATACGTAGAATTCTGTTTTGATGTATCCATATTGACGTTTCCAGCATACGCGGATTGAGACTGGATACTTTTCATCCTGTCGTTTTTGATGCTTGAAAATACAAATCTTGAAGGTTGCCAT